TGGCACGATGGGCGAAGCCTGTGTTGCCAAGTGGGGTGGCTTATGGTGGAGTGGTGCGCTTGGTGATTATCAAGCGGATGATGTAGAGAAACTACAAGTACGTACAGTAGATCACGAAAAGAAACGTCTAATATTACATGACGATGATAAAGATGATAGACCATACGTACTTGTGTACGCAGACCCCCCTGATTTCTATATCAAGGGGTGGATTATGGGTGCTGATGGCAAAGATAAGAAGTATTGGAGTGACCCACAGGGTACGAACAGACATGCTTACTTCTTGCCTGATAACGTGTTACATGACATTAATGAATTGGAGATAGGACTATGGCTATGAAAACTTACATGATTAGAGCAGAAAGAAAACTTGTTGGTTATTACAACATCAAGTGTAAATCACTAGAGGAAGCTAAAGCACAAGCCAAATATCAAATGGCAGTTAGTCCTAAGACTGTAACAGAGTGGGAGAAGCAAGAAGAAATTGTTTTGCCACAAGAGTCTATGGTGATTCAACCATACAACGAGTTCACAGATAAGGAGAAAAAATAATGAGTTATGATCCAACAATAGAATCCTCTAAAAGAGAGAAGGTCTTTAAAGTAATTAGCAAGATGATTGATTTAGTAAAAGATAATTGGAAGGTTTACACAGGCTCTATCGTAGGGTTAACAAGTTTAGGCTTGTATATCTACGTGGTTTTCTTTTGGTTAGACACAGTAGAGTCAATCGATTTAGTTATAACCTATTTTTAAGGGGAGAATATGAATTACTTTTTAATAATGGACAAGAACAGGGATGGTGACTATGAATACTACGATCACGTTCCTGTTGAAACTGAAATGACTCTTGAAGAACTAAACGAAAATAAAAACTTTTGGGAAGTCTGCTTCCTTTCATGGCAGTTTGGTCATATAGACCAAGACGATGATGGTTGGTGGTGGAGCGATTGTAGGATTGTGACTATATGCAACGTCAAACAATTAACAAAGAAAGAATATGAGGTATTAGTAAAATATTTTGGGGGGTGGAATTTAGAAAATATTATAGCTAATGCACAAGGACTCTTTCAACCCAATAAAAAGAATATGGAAAAATATGCAAAGGGAGCAGAGCAATGACAGTTAATAAGGATGTGCTTGAGAAGGCATTACAAGGGGTAGAAGCAAAGAAACACGCATACAGGCAGACGAGGGAAGGAACAGTAGTATCGTTCCTTATACACCCTGATGATGTGCCTAAGTTGCTTACGCAAGAATTATCTGTTAGTCAGATAGGTGCTAGGTATATGTTGGGCATTGTAAGAATGGAAGATGAAACTGATTACCCTGTTGTTCCGGAAGAAGTGACCATAGGTGAACGTGCATTTAAACGTGCTTGCCTGATATGTCGTGATCCCAGCTACATAAGCTGGGTGCGTTTAAACTCCGAGAGGTGGCTAAAGAAATACTCTGTCGATGAGAGAGAAGATAACGATGAAGCGTATGCATCAGAAGTTATTAGGAATGTATGTGGAATACTAAGTCGCAAAGACTTAAAAGAAAACAAAGATGCTCAACAAAAACTAACTGAACACATGAATGAATTTATGCAAGCAGTAGGAAGATAGTGAGCAAAGGAAGTAGAGACAGAACAAAAGACGTGGATAAGTTTCAAGAAAACTTTGACAGGATATTTAAAAAAAATAAAGGAGAAAATAGTGAAGGTAGAAAAGAACATACCGATACCCCCAAAGAAATCAAGAGCAAAAAATAATTATGTTCCCTTATTAAGAGGAATGGAAGTAGGAGACTCGTTTGTTTTTGATAGAGAAGAAATGCGAACAAACACATTCTATGTGACTGCACTAAGATTAGGATATAAGATTACTGTTAGAGAAATTGATGATAACCAAAGCAGAGTTTGGCTATTAGAGAAATAAAGCTTTCGATGTTTTAGCAATATGATTTTAGAAATAATAAAATCTGCGGTATACATCCTTATATTAGAAGGTGTTGTTGTTTACGTTGGTGAAAGTGCTAGTGCATATAGTCGCATAGGCTCACACGTTAAGGACGTGAATAAAAGATTCGATACTGTAAGAGTATTGCGATGTGCGGAACATAGGCGCAAGTATTGGGAAGCGGTGCTTATAGACAAGTATCAACCTTTATTTAATAAGAAAGGTAAGAACAAAGAAACCGCTAAACGTCATATATACAAACTCTCCAAGATAAAAAAAGGACAAGAAGAAAGACCTGTATCTTGTAAAAATTGTGAAGCACAACATTCTATTTATAATGCAACCCCTTACCCCTTTAATAATACTACCTTACATAGTCTTGATTGTGGTTTTGGTGCGTCCCCTTTAACTACTGCTTGCTCAAGTGCCGGCACGATTACTTTGGAAACAATACCGGCTTCTAATGAAGTCTTTGCAAAGCTTGCACATGAGGAAAAAAACTACAAGAAGAAAGAAGCTTGGGATAATTCTGTAGGATATACAGAAAAGATACATGAATCTTTACAGATAGGATTTGATATATCTAATCCTTATAGATCAAAGAATAAGAGCAAGAATAACCAAAAGAAAAGAGCAGTTAACTAGCAGTATTATCCAGTAATCAATCATTATTCTTCTTCATCCTCATCATCTAGGCTTCTGTAATACTCCACAATGGCAAGTATGTCCCTAGTGTAGCGTTTAATTTCTGCCATGTTGTTGCTTATGTTCTCGTAATCCTTCGTTGTAAGCGCATAGTATGCCTGTCTAGGTGCTTTACCTTCATCTACTAAGGCAAGGTATTCTTTCATAATGTCAGGTGTTAAAATTTCCCAATCAAACTCCATCATCTGCATTTCCATAGGCAAGGGTGGGTGAAAGATAGGCGGTCTTTCTTCTATGTTAACTACCTCTAAAGGCTTAACTGCTTGTTGCATTAGAGAACAACCACTTGCCAATATCAAAATACTAATTAGGCTTATTAACTTCTTCATCTTCTTTCTCATCAAATTGGTTAGGGTCTGTTAGTGTAGTTAAGTTTTCAAATACTCTATGGGTTGCTCTATTAACCTTACCCTCTACTAACTTTGGTTTTGCTAGGGCAAGATTATCTAAGTCATGTCTAGCGAATGTCTGCTTGAGTGCGTTTACTTCACGCATAGACTCCTGATTCTTTTTACTCAAGCTATCTATCTGTGCGTAAGTTTTTTTCTGTTCTGCTAAATTCTTTTTGATCTGTTCGTTCTGTCTGGCAACTTCAGTTTCCAAAATTATTTGATTAGCTTTTGCTGTGGCTAATTGATTGTTTAAACTTTTGATCCAAACACCAGAGGCTATTAACAAAAGCCCTAAACCTATGCTGATTTTAGTCATCATAATACGATACGACTTGCGGGCGCAGCCAATTTTTTACCACGTGTAAACATCTAATGCTTTCTCCTTACCTTTAACCTTTAATGGTTCTAGTTTTTTTAACATATAATCACTCTTAATAGCGGTGTTATAACCTATTAATACATCAACACCAGCTTCTTTAGTTCCACTTTCTAATCTAGCACCAGTATTAACTGCATCACCTATAGCAGTATAGTCAAACCTAGATTCACTACCCATGTTTCCTATAACCGCATAGCCTGTATTAACACCTATACCTATAGCAACAGGAGGTAATCCTTTCTGTTCTAGTTCTTCATTCAATTCTTCCATATTAAATTGTATATCTTTTGCACAATCTAACGCTCTATTTTCATGGAAGTCTTGGTTTATTGGTGCGTTAAATATAGCCATCATTGCATCTCCTATATATTTATCAACCATACCGCCATGTTTTTGCACAGCTTTTTGTTGTGCTGTTAATGCTTTGTTCATTATATAGGTTACATCTTCTGGGTCTAGTCTTTCTGACATTGATGTAAAGCCACGAACATCAGTAAATAAAAAGGTTGCATACCTTTTTTCACCACCTAACTTTAAAAGATCAGGATTCTTTTGTAGTTCTTTTACTTGTCTTGGGTCTAAGTAATGTTCAAATTGCTTCTTAATCTGTTGCCTTAACTTATATTGTTCTCTAAATCTTATATAAAAGGCAACTGATCCTGTTATAAATTGAGACAACAAAGACCATGTAACATCTATTAATGTGCCTTGTTGTATTAATGCATACCCACCATAACCTGTGGCAACCATAACAATTAATCCTAAACTTATACCCAATGTAATGCCTAAGTAATTAATAACTATCCACACTATTAGCAATGTAATAAAAAATATTCCAACTTCTACCGCTAATGCATAGTCAGGAATGTGAGGACTATTCTCTATCAATATGCTTTCAGCTAAAGCCGTTTGAATTTTATGAGGCTCTAATAATCCAGCGGGCGTAGCCAGTTGTGGCATGATTCCTTTAGCTGTAAACCCAATGAATACAAATTTATTTTTAACATCCATCTCTGTTAAATCTGTTTGTGGTGTATCAACCCAACTTATCCACTTACGACCTAAAGAATCTACAGAAACTGGAGGTAATCCTCTTACCCTTATTTCTTCTAAACCATTTTCATTTGTTTTTATTACATAAGTATCTGCACCAGCTAATACTTTTAATACTTCCGTGCCATATGCTGGTGTCCAACCATCAGGTGTGCGCATTAACAATGGTAGTCTGCGTATTAAATTATCAACATCGGTCCGGGCTACAGCCAAGCCCTGCTGCGCAGACTGTTTAAACAAATCAATATTCTGGATTACACCAGCCGCTATCATTCCCCCTATATCATCACCCATTATTACTGTGCCTGTAGTATCAGGGTATAGAGCATTGTTTCCTTCAAACATAGCTAAAACGCTGGGCGCAGCCTCAAGTGAACGTTTAAACAATTCATCACCACCGAACCTATCGGGCTGTGGAAATGCAATTACCCACCCAACACCCATTGCTCCTTTGTTTATTATCTCTGTTTGTATTTCAGCAAGCCGTTGTCTTGGCAAAGGATAACCACCTTCAGCAGTTATATTATCTTCAGTAATATTAAGGATAGTAAAGTATCCTGAAGGTTGTTGTTCAGGTACTAATGCATCAAACGTTTTAAGTTTTAATGTCTCACGTGGAACATTATCTATAACTAAAGGCATACTTAATAGAACTAAAAGAACTATAGGTATTAACCTTTTAATCATATTGAGTAATGGTTACAGTCTTAGTGCAGTTAGTTACACAATTGTAAGTCGCAGTAAAAGACTTATCATTACTACCGCTTTGTGTAACAGCTACATTGTAATCGTCTGTATAAAAGTTTAAACGTGCTGTGTGATCTCCAGAACCTGATTGATTTATTGAAGCCGTTCCATCATCAGCGTCATAATACCAGAATATATCGGCATCGTGGCTACCAGACCCTGACTGAGTGATAGTGCTAGTGTTACCATCAGCGTAATTATAATTATAAATGTATCCATTGTGCTGTCCTGTACCCGATTGCGTAATCGTGCTAGTAGCATCATCACCAAACGCAAGTATCTTAGCGTATTTATTATTACCTGTTTGAGTAATAGTATAAGACGTGTCATCCCCCGCCATAAGTATCTCCCCATGATTACTATCCCCATTTTGTGTTATAACTGCGGTGTTATCATCTTGATCTAAATCAAGATACCCATAATTATTATCCCCTGTTTGAGTAATTGTAAAGTTATTATCGCTATGATTAGACCATTGAGAGTATGCCTTAGTCGTATTTCCAGAGCCTGTGGTGGTTAAATTAATAGTCGCTCTAGTGCAAGTATGGGTTTGATATACTCCGTTGCTTAAACCGCAGTAAACTGTGGCGTTGTTTGTATAGCCTACTTGTTTAATATTAATAACAGAATCATCCCCCTTTTGCTGAATAGTAATTGCATTGTTCCCCGCCATTAGTGGGAAACTAATCAGACTGATTAATAATAATCGTACCATCACCACCTCCATTAACTGTTATATCAATAAACTTACCAGCAGATAGTATCTGAATATTATACGCACTTCTTTTTTCTATTTGTAAGTCTATTGTATTCTCTACACTTCTAAAAAATGTAAGCATTTCTCCATCTACAAAAGAATATATCTGTGCTTTTGCATCATAACCAGCAACTATACCTTCTATAGTTATGTCACCTATCTTAGATGTTTCTTCTTCTCCCTCTATAAAAGCTAATAAATCTATTAAAAAATCTACACTTAATAAATCTATAGAAAGTCTATCTATTTCTAGTTCATCTTCTTTTAGTTCATCTTCATCAAAGTTTTCTTCTAACAAGTCTATGTCTAAAACATTAGTGCTTTTAGTATTCTGTTCGTCAACTGCTTCTTGTACTTCATCAGGAGGATTTACTATTAAAAGGTTATTAATCAATCCTAACGTCATATTTATTAAAGTGACTGGTCGGGTAGGGGGTGCTTCAGAAACGCTCACCATCGTAGCTTGAAAGGGTTTATTTAGGATTTCTATACCAGCTGCGGTCTCAACTGTAATTTCTCCTGAAGTTGTGCCATCTTCATTAGGTAAAAGAATAATTAAACTGCGACCTATTTCATCTACTGTTGTAGTAAAATCTGTACCACGAATAGATATGTCTGCACTAGGAGTCTTAATAGATATATTCTTTTTATCTATCTTGCCTAGCTTACCTGTAATAAACCTAGCTGTTCCACTAGCCATGCTTAAAGCAAGCTTACTCTTAGATGGATTGGGGTCATAGATGTATTCATCTACAACTATCTTAGAGTGTTCGGTTAGTTTAATAATTGAATCATCTACAAACTGTATAGCCATACGACCATTACCTGTTCGCACATCATCATTACTAAGTATGCCTAGAGACAATTCAGCTAAAAGCTTATCTCCATTTGTACTGCGCAACACTTCTCCATTGCCACGTAGTTCAGATATAGAACCTATATCTGCGTATAAAGAACTAGATAATAAACCTATTAACAACCAGTAGTGCATTGGTCTATATTAATAGTACCGCTTGTTGAAGCAGCAACTAAATTTATAGTATCCGTTACACCTGATGCACTTGTTGTTTGGTCAATATCTACATCATTACTATCTCCAACTAAACTAACTGTTATGCTTTTATCGTCAGTTCCAATTTGAGTTACATCAATGTCGTTTGAGTTTCCATCAATAGTCCAGTTATTAACTGCACCTATAACTTCACTTCTAATGTTTAAATCATTAGTGTTACCAGTTATAACAGCATCAAAGTTTCCACCTGTTGCTGCACTTGAACTACCTTGCAACCAAGTTAATACGTTGGTATTACCTGTAGCACTATAATCAAAGTCAGAAGAAGTTACTGCTCCTGAACCACCGGCTGTAATTGTTGACGTATTGGAATCACCTATCTGATACATGGTCCAACTAGAACTTCCAGCTTGAGCAATAGAATTAGCTAAAGTATTTGTATTACCTTGTTGTTTTATATCAGCAGTAATAGATGCACCCGCAAAAGTAGACCTAGTACCTGTAGTACCAACCTTGTTAGTGTTACCAATTTGATCTATGGTTAAATTAAAAGCACCACCACCCGACTGTGTTAAGTAAATGTCATTATTACCCGCATATGTAAATGACATAAAGCAGATTAATAATAACTTTAATAGATTTTTCATTTTTCCTCCTCGCTTAATTGCGAATAATCAAAATCCCATAATTGTTTTTCTAAGCCATCCATTACTAAATGATATACTGCTGTTTCAATAGCTGATCTAATAGCATATCCTGTTGCTTCAGTATCCGTGTAACCTGTTTCTATTTCTACTAATTCAGTTCCTTCTTCAATAAATCTAAATACATCACGACTTACACCAGCACTTAATATTGTTTTGCTTACAATAACATTTAACATAACTTCACCTGTCTGAACTAATACCGCCCTAACAGATATAGTTACATCATCCTTTCGATATTGGTTGGTATTACCAATACCCAAATATCTAGCACCATTTCCACCAGTTTGTATATCAGACTCGTAAGAAACAATACCACCCTCTAAGATTATACCCGCAAATAGAATAGGTTTTAATTTATTTGCACCCTTTCCATCATAAGTATCTCTTGTAGATTTAATCAACTGTCGTTCTTTTGTTAGATGGTCAAGACCAATTCGTTCTACCACAACAAACCACTCTCCATTACCAGCATTTCTAAGTGCATCAATTAAATAATTTTCTGCTCCTTGCGTTACAGCAGTTGAAAACAAAGCCATCTTATCTGATGGTTTTCTTTGTCCTGTTAGATCATCAAAACTATATATTGCTATTACTGCTTTTTGATTTGGTTTAGGTAAATCTAATAACTTTTTTAAAGTTGTTCTTTCTATTCTAGCTTCTTCTGGGCAAGTTAATAATTCAATACAATCGTTATGTCCTACAGGTGCAAAGCTTGCACATCCTGTAAGCATGTAACAAATTACTATATACCACAGTCTGTTGTGCATATTCCAAAAATTCCAATAGGAATTACTATCTCAGTTATAGACCCATCTTCTGCAATTACAGTAAGCGTTATATATTCTCCATCATTAGAAAATGTAATTGTATTACCTTCTAATTCTATTGATCCTCCAGTACCACCATCTTCATCAAACAACATATCTGATATATCTCTACTAAGATTACTAAAGATACGACTCTGTAAGTTGTTTAAGAATTTATTAAGTGTGCTGTTCTCTATCTCTCTTTCTATTTCTTCTAACTCCGATTGGATTTTTTCTGCTAGTTCATCACGTCTTTTAGTTTCTTGTTCGTCTATAGTTAAATAATGTGCAGATGTATTAGCACCATTAAAGCTAGGATTTTTAAACTCATGGACTATTGGAGAACTCTTAACATCATTAGTAAAGAAAGCTATGACTAACATAACAACCAAAGCAATAGACATTGCTGATACAAACAATATATCGTCAGGTCTTTTTTCTTTTTTCTTTTTCATCTTGTTCTTTTATTTCTAATACTGTATTAACTTTCTGTTGTAGTCTTATCATATCTTGATCTAACAATCTAAGCTGATCTGTTAATCTAATAATAGTAGTTTTCATTTGTTCTACTGCTGGATCAATTTTATTAGTAATAGTTTGCCAAACAAAATAAACAAAATATCCTAATCCTACTACCATAACCACAGGAAAACCAAAGTCTGCTATTAGTTGTGCTATATCCATTAGTCCCTTCGAGCATCAATACTGCCATCTTCTACAAAATTTTCTGCCCTAGCTATACGTTCTAAGTCAGGCGATAAATTTAATGCGCTTGATACGCTAGTATCTATGCGAATTATATCGTTGTTCATTGTTGATGCTCTTGTTATAAGCATCTTAGATATACCTTCTATGGTTTTAATTTCATCAACTAATCCATCCATTAGTTGTTTCATAACTAAGAATATAAAGAAAGCCATTATCAATCCGCTTGCTATAGGCAACCCTACTTCTGCAATTAGATCAAAGAACTCCATTATGCTAAGACTCTATCTCTAAGTCTCTTTGCTCTGTCTCCTACTTGAGTTGCCCATTTACTGTCCATCATTTCAACAGCAGCTTTTTCATAATCACCTGACTCCAATGCACCAAGAAAGTTTTTAAAGCCACTTAATCTAGGCATACCTAAATTAAAACTCATGTTGGCTAACACACGCATCTTATTATCATCTAAGTCTTTCCACCAAGGCATGTTTTTATCTAACTCACGACACACTATATCTATGTCATTGTTTAAACATTCTAATATTCTTTCCTCTGATACAGGAGTTCCAAGTGGTTTACCAAACTCTGGGTCTGTATCTAATATCAAATGTCCTACACCTAAAGTGGCATAACCTAAATGATCTTCGTATATTTCATACTTGTATCCTTCATCAAGTATTAATTCTTTAACTAATTTTTCTCTATCCATCTTGAAATTTACTCTCCCTTTCTAATATGTGTCTTGGTATTGATGTATCTATTTTATACTGTTGTAATAAGTCTACCTTTTCTTTAATCATTTGCATGTATCTTACTCTTAATCTTTCTTTCTTTTTTTCAGAATAAGATTTATTAGCCATTGCATACTTAAACCTTTGTTGTATATCTAATATTTCTTGTCTCATACGTTTTATATTTCTTATCCTAGTGTCTTTAACATCTAACCCATAAACGTTTACACCAAGAAATCTCATTAATGCTTGAGGTACTGTATCTGCTGGTGCGCCTGTAGGTCTAGGTATATCTTGCAATGCTTTTGTTGTTTTACTTATAGCGCCATTCGGTGTTAACCATGATGGCATACCTAAACTATACATATACCACATAATGTTTTGTATTCTATCTTCAACTGGATCACGTTCATCCCATATAGTTCTTTGTGTAAACGGGTCTTTGTTTGTTTTTATTGCTAAGAATATATCAGCAAATGGACCTGAAAATAATCCTGTTGTTCTTTGTGCTTCAAAGAAATCACCATCTCCAACATTTTTAATTAAGTCTGTATACATAGTCCAAGGAAAGAAATATCCTATATCTAAGAACTGGTATCTCCCATCGCTATCTTTCCAAGGCAATACATACACACCTGTTCTTTTTTCTAACCAAGGCTCTAAACCTTTTTGTAGCTTTTCTTCTTCATCATCTTCAAATCCAAAAGCATATGCAGATAGTGCAGTTAATCCAGCAGATAATGCTACGTATGGTGCAAATCTTATAGGATGATTAATAGCAGTTTCTATTAAAGCGGGTAAGGCTTTGTAATAGAAGGTAAAAAATGGCATACCTATTGGTGCTTTTCTGAATTGTCTACCAGCTTCAGGCACATCTGAATAATCAAATAAAGATTTTTGTGCCAGCATAAATGCATCTATATCCGACATGCCTTGTCTTTCCATAGCATCTATTATGATGGCAGTTTTACCTACTGACTCTGTAAATTGATATACGTCCCCAGCCTTTTTAAATATTTTATTTATTAATATTTTAGGCATAGCAAAGAAACGAGTAACATCACCTAATGCATGTTGTTCTTGAAGTAAATCAATCCATTCTTCACTAACTCTATACATTTCTTGCTCACTAAATCCCGTTGATTTAATACCAAAGTCTTGTGCTATCTTCCAATACTTACCATCATTTTGTATTTGTTTTATAGCTTGATGCATACGTGGCAATACTTTATGTATTGGTATACCACCTACAAGATTCATAAGTATCATGTTAGAACCAACGTTACGTACTACAGTTGGCGGGTTCAGCGGTACTTTTAAAAGCTTCCATATGCTAGTACCTTTTTGCATAGTAGCTATTGCTCTGTTATATGCGTTGTCTGTATTACCTAAAGTAAAAGTTCCTACTACGTCATCATATATTTCTTTTCTTACAGCAACACCTTTAAGCATTCCATATTTTTTAGTTTTAGGTAGCCTTCTAAACCTATCATCAGTAGGATTATCTTCTCCATATCCAATACTTTCTAATACAGGAGCAGCTAACTGTTCATATTGTTTTGCAAGACTATCCATTTGTGCAGCTTGGTCAGGTTCTGATGACCTAAAATAATCTGCTTGTTCTCTTAATCTTTTTGATTCATCCATTAACCAAAGTGCGCTAACCTTTTTAACCTCTCCGCCTTGTTCAAAATCTATGAGCATATCGCCATCACGCAATGCCCAATTCTGGTTTTGTGAAACTTGGTTAAAGAAATCTAATATAACCATGTCACGTAAAGGTCTATTTATACTATGCAGAACTCTATATTCTGGTGACAGTTCAGCTATATCTCCTAATATTACTTTAGTCTCATCACTTAAATCTTTTCTTTTCTTTAAATAAGATAGCGGCTGTCCATTAGGATAATTAAGTACATGCTTTAAATAAAGCCTAGCCAAATATGAGCCTTCATTTTCTTCAAACTTAGCTAGAGGTAATAGACCTTTTCGAACTAACAATCTACCTATTCTATCTATAGCGGTTTTTGATTTAACAGCAACTTTTCTAAGACCTTCATCTTTAATTATTTTAGAACTAATTTTTTTTCCACCTTCCATGTACTCAGTAAACTGCCTTCTGTTTTCTTGAAACTCTTTTTGACTTCTATCTGTCTTTAAAGGATTTAAGTATGGACCAAGATCATTGTATAAATCCCTAGCTGTTTGTTCTGCTTTAGCTATCTGACCAAAAGTTTTATACCTTAATGTCATAAACTCTTTGATCTGTGGTACTGCGCCTAATCCACTAAAGTATTTACTACTTGCAATGTTGCCTAAAAAATCTATTGATCTTTTCCATATGCCGGCTCTTTGTGCATCAGATGGTGTGCTAGAGTATTTATAAGATGGACTTGTTTGTTCTTGATTAGTAGTTTCAAATTTAAGAACAGGAACATTAAATCTACTTACATGTGTTTGAGCAGTTTTCTTTGCTCTATCACTTCTAAAAGCACTATCTAAAAGTAATGGAAGTCCTTTTCTTCTTTCTATTTCGTATTTAGTTCTAAAGATTATTTCATCTACAGTAAATTTTTCCTGACCTATCAACTCATCATATGGTGAGTCATATAATTTATTTGCATGATAGTCTTTATCTTGTAAATCATTAATACTTTCTCCGGGATTAACTTCTTCAACAATTTCTTTAACAGATTTACCTTGTGATTCTGCTTCTACTCCATATAATTTTTTAATTATCTTTTGTAATTTACGTGGGTAATCTCTGCTATATATATCCCATCCTGATTTAGCAAAAAATTGTTGTGTTTGATTTGGACTTAACTGTGCAATATTAATATATCCTGCACCAATAGCATCACGACTACCACCTCTGTTTAATAATCTTGATGTGCTAAGAGTTCTACCATCTACTTCTTCTGGTGTCATAAAATTTATTTCAACAGGTTTATATTGTGGTTTAATCCCTCTTTCTATTTGATCTTTAATTAAATCAGCCATGTCTTTAGGCAAGACACTTTCTAAACTACCAAATTCTTTATCAAGGTTATATTCTTCTGATCTATTTCCTAAATAATTAACATTTGTTTCAGGATGATGGCTGTATACTAAATCTGAACCAGTTATAGGCATAGTTAAATCTTGTGTTATATATGCATTTGCCATACCTATTGTTCTTACATGAGTTACGTATTGATTATATTCATATGAATCAGGTTCTAATTTTTCTGCAAAATATTGTGCTGCTGCTGCCAATGATGCTTCTTGATTACTTCTTTGTTGTATTTGGACATCATCTATTAATGGAGGCAAATAACCTTCTTCTATTAAAGTTCTTTTATTAACAGCTAAAGTTGTTGGGCTATGTACGTATTCATCAAGAAGTGTATTCATTTGAGAAAAATTATTATAAATATCGGCTGGGTCTACTGAAGGATAAAAGCTTAAATAATTAAATGTTTTGTTTAAAATATCTGTATTTCTATCTGCTTGTATTTCTGTTGTAGCTACAGATATACCATCATATGCATTATTGTTTGCTATTTTTACAGCTTCTTCTAATACAAAGTCTTGCCATGCATTAAAGTCTGGTTTTGGAAAACCAATTAATGGTATTTGTAAAACTCCATTTTCATTTACCAAAGTTTTTAATCTACTTTCTTTAAATGCTGCTATAGTGTCAGCTTCTGACATAGCATTTATTCCTTGCTCTTTTCTTGGATCATCTTCAGGTAATTTTTCAAGCCACCTTTGTTTAGATTTTTGAATATCGGCAAACAAATCTGATTGTATTTCGTCTATATATAAAATCTTTAAAAGATTACCATCAGCATCATTTACAAATACGTCAGCAGTTCTCATGTGCACAAATACATTATCAACTCCCTTATAATGGTCAGTTACATAAAATTGTCCGCTAGTTTTTACTGGATTCCAAGTGTATAAAAATTCTTGTTTGTTCTCTGTATATATTTTTTTAGAAAATTTTTGTGATGCAAAATCTTTTCCTTGCCAATCTTCTAAAAATGCTTCTGTTGGTGCAGCATCTACTACATTGGCAGTTAATAATTCTGTTGGTAGTCCTCGTAATGTTTCTAACTGATATGCATTTAAGTTTGGATTTGCTGTTTGTTTCGCTTTAAACAGTAATCTATTTAAACGATCCATATTAATTTCACCACTAATCCCTCTATCAGCAGCAGTTGTATCTATACTAAAACCCGGTTTATCTCCTTGAATAGTTTTACCAAATGGCATTAACATAGGAATTGATTTATCAAATACACCATCGCCATATAAAGAATCAAACAATAATTTTGATGTAGTTTTATATCTTATCCTAGCATTTAGTAATTGATTTAAGTTTGTAAAGAATTGATCCCCTTCTACTTCTTCTATTCCTATTTCTGCTAAAAGATAAGGTAATATAGCATCATCTTCTACTAAATCAGGCTCTATTTTGTCTAAGATATTTAATAAAGGATCATCAACTATATATCTATTTTCTAATCCAACTAAAAATTTTTCTAACCTGCCATCAGGATCAACTTTACGTAAAGCTTCTTTGTTGTTTAATATATTTCCATTAAGAGTTAGTTGATTAATTACTGTTTCAATCTGTTCACTTTTTGTATCTGAAAATTTCATATCAGGCGATTTAGTTTCTACATTGAGTGCATTTCTTAACAAATTAAAATTCTTTTCTATTTCTTTTTTTCTATTTATATTTAATTTCTTATAGATGTTTTGTATTTCATCTAAGTTTCTAGTTAAATCATAGAAAGCAGCAGAAGCTTGATCGTCTGGTCCATCATAATATTTTTCTTTTAATGCTTTATATTCATTATCTCTATTAATAAATAAAGATTTTATTGCTTTATTAGTTTGTTCTAAATTATCTGTAGCATCTTGTAGTTGTTGATTAAAGTGTTGTATTGCTTCTTTTTCATTTTGATTACTAGCAATTAATCTTATATTTCTATCACCGCCATATCTAACTACAGATATAATTCCATCATTTGCTTTTATATATTTTTTAATATCTTCTTTTGTTACTTTTTCTTCTGCTCTTATTGGATCATTTAACCAATCATCTAATCTTGTTTCTTGTATGTATTGTTTAGAAAAAGGTATATTTGAACCAGCTAATATATATTGACCTTGTTTATTTATATTTAACCAATTCTTTCCTAATGTTGAATTAGTTTTTGTATCTTTAATAGCTTCGTTTAAACGGGATACTCTTACTCCTATCTCACTTATTTTAATTTCATTTCGACCATAAGCAGGAGTTCTACTATAAAAAGGTTGAACATTTCTATCATTATCATAAAGAGTATTCATTCCATTAGTTAATGAATAACCTTTATATGGACCTACATATCCTGTTCCTTTAAACACAGCTTCAGAATATTCTTGTTGAAGCGGTGTTAAAGCTTTAGGATTATTAACTGCATCTTCATACAAGTCTCCAGTTCTTACAGCATCTAAAACATCTTCAAGTTTTCTATATTTT